CGCTGAAGTTAAATTATCTAAGTAATTAATTATATTTGCAGAATCTGCAAGATCTCGAGACTTACCCATTAGAACCAACCTGTAGTATTATCTTCCTGATAGGCTTCTTCATTCCAAGATACTAAGCCTTCAGGTTTTGGCAAAGGTGCGTTCCAAACAAAGTTTGTGCTGTCGTACGTCCAAGAAGCATAGGGCTGTTCGTTCGGTCCTTCTGGCAGTGCATTCTCTGGGAACCCATCTTGTGCAGGAACATTTCTCAAAGCAGTACGAAAATTCTGATAAATTGTTTTATCTGCATCAGACAAAGGACTGTCTGGAAGTATTGCCCAGTCAGTGACTTTAAGTTTTTCATTTCGCTGTGCACGAATATTAGCTTTTTTATTTGCTAGTTCGTTTGCGATAGCTTCTGCGCTGCGGTCAATAACGCTGTAAGTTTGATAGTAAGAACCGCTTCGCTCTTCAATATCTCCTTCAATAACTCTTTGCGTATCAGCATCATAAGAAGGTTTAGTATCTTCTTGCAGAATTGCCATGTTAAGTCCCGCTAATGCGGCAGCAGATAATGGAAGAGTAAAACTCGTATTCGGGTTTTCATTCCGTATCTGTCTCTCACTTTTAATTTGTGAGTTTGTTATATCATAATATCTCATCGTTTTTCTCCGATTATCTTGCACTAGAAGGATTAAAAAGTTACATTTCCTCAGCAGCGGCTTCTTCAGTTACCCACGGCATACCAACAGCAGTGGCAGGGGTTTTAACCGAATCCAGCTTTGCCTGAAGGCCTGCAGTAACAGCATCAACATCAATAGAGGATTCTATCCAGCCAATGACATCTGCTTCAGTAAGGTTATCAAAAGCTACAAAGCCACTAGCAGATGCGTCAGGCGTGAAGCTAGCATGTACCATGTCGCTGACAGTAATATCACCGTCAACCATAGAGGCTATTGCCCGGACACGGATAACACCGCCGTCAGTTGTATTACGTACTAGTTTGTCTATTGTGTATGAAAGTGCCATGTTAGTTTACCTCCGCTGGCTGTTCGTTAAGGGCTTCCTTCAGGAGATTCACAAAGGCGCTCTTCCCCACGTTAAGTTGATCAAGATTAAAAGCAGTCGATGAAATCTTGCGGTCAAGGTCTGAGATGTGGTTCACAAGTGCTTTCTGCTCGTCTGTCATGTCTTCGTATGTGTATTCCACATCATCGACAAAAATAGGCAGTGTCTTTTTTTCTGTTGCCATTTTTATTTCTCCTTTTTACTTTAAGTTTAAGTTATGCACCTTTCAGTGCGGCTATTTCGGCTTCAAGAGCCTCAATTCGTTTCATTGCTTCTTGTAATACCTTGGCAAGTATCGGCCCCTCAATTATTGAGGACTTCACGACTTTAGTAACCTCAAGATTGCCATCAGCATCTACCTTCTGCTTAGACTCTTTGACTTCTTCTATCTCGACAACATCGTTACCGTCTTCGTCTTTCTTTGCTTTCTGCTCAGTCCTTTCAGGGGAAACTTCATTGCCATCTTCGTCAAACTCGGCAGGGATAACAACATCTTCCATGACAGGTCTTTCAATGGTATCAACAACCACTTCTTCCATATCAGGAGTTTCTGAAACACAACCGGGGAATACTGCTTCAGCTTCTTGAGCTACAAGACCTAACCTGTATCCAGTCTCGTCACCATACTTCTCAATATCGGCTTTCATTTTATACTTGCGATACTGAAGGGCTTTGAAGTCATCCCAATAACTTCGAGCATCTTGAATGTCAGTCTTTAGTTTAGCGTCGGAGATTGTTCCGTAAACACCGTCATGGTTGTACCAATTGCCATTTGAGTAGCAGACTGCTCTTAAAGTGGTCGCATCCTCACAGTATAAAAAATGCTGTGATAAATTATCTGGCGTGGCCACTGAAAAATCAATTTTTACACCTATAGGAGTTGTTGCGTGTTCATTTCTGAGAAGTAGTATTTGATTTGCTACAGGGGCCGTCACCGTAACCGGAATAGCTGTGGAACTTTCAGAATCAATATTAAGGGCAGTTCCATTACCATTCTGGTCGATGAAGACTGCGGTGCCTGTGCCTTGATTTAGAACATTAATACCCTTACCCGTTCCACCCCCAACACTTGCATAGATAACATCACCAGAGAACGAGCCGTTATTGATGCTTGCATTGATCACCCTGCCGGTTGTGATTCCTGCGCCATCAAAGGTTGCAACATTAGCTGTGCTTGCCTCACTATCTATATTTAAAGCAGTACCGTTACCGTTCTGGTCTATGAATACTCCGTTGCCTGAGCCTGCGTTTTGTACAAAGAGTGGTATCCCTGTAGCAGAGGCGTTTTGCTCCAGTGCGGCAAGTACCGCGCCAGAGTGTGATGCACTATTAACGGCAATTGAGGCTCCATACCCTGAAGTCAAAGCGTCTGCTTGAACATATAGACCAAATGCCGTTGAACCTTCATGGTCAATATTTAAAGCAGTGCCGTTACCATTCTGGTCAATGAATACTCCGGTTCCTGAACCCTCATTTTGGAAATATCCTGCGTTTGAAAGCGTATCTCCAGCGTTTTGTACCCAGCCAAAAATAGCCCGGCGAGAATTTGCTGTACCTGTAGTCTTTGCGGCTGATAGGTAAGAATAAACACCGTAGTCATAGTCCCCAGTTGTAGTAGAACCTACCCATATACCATCCGTTACAGCACTAATGTTTATGGCTGGATTACTAACCGATTCACTATCAATGTTCAGCGCAGTGCCATCACCATTCTGGTCAATGAAGACTGCGTTGCCTGTTCCGTCATTTATTGCGGCAATCGCATACCCGCTGGCAGTGGCGTTGTCCACGACTGACTTAACAAGACCCTGTCCGGAAAACGATGCGCTGTTTGTATACGCCACTACTGCCGCCCCAGTGGTCAGCGTTGCGCCATTAAAGCTGGACAGGGCTGTTGTTGTCTGCGTTCCGCTATATATCGTTAAAGCCTGTGAAGGGTTGGCACCTATGCCGAGATTGCCAGTAACAGTCAAGCCACCGGTTGTTTTGCGGAGTATTTCAGTGCCATCATTGTTTCTAAAATACTGAGTGTCTACGTCTGTATACTTGGATGTAATACCGCTATATCCTTCCTGATAATACGCTGCGTTGTAATTCACATAGTGATTAACGTATCTACCACCTGCCGCTATTTGAAATATTGAGCCAGATGATGTGCCTGTACTTGTATTTCGCAAAGCTGAAACGTGATTGCCATTAAGATTGCCAATCACATCTAGTGGCCAGCTTGGCGCACCGCCTATGCCGACATTGCCGCTGGAGTCGATGCGCATACTCTCAGCATTGGCTGCGCCTAAAGATAGCCCATAATTATTATCAGCCCCATTAAACTGAATATAGGCTTGGTTAGTTACGTCTGTTTTCTGCTGAATTCTAGTGCCACTACTCGTCCAAGTAGTACCATTGCTGTCTCTTACGGCTTTGACTTCTAATGCACTTTGATTACCACTATTGTAACCTAGAGTGAGTAAATCTAATGTATCTCCGTTTGTAGTTCCAAGCCCACCACTATTTACACTGAGGTCGCCATTGGGGATGGATACGTTTTGTTGATTACTGATTTCAAGACCGAGAACAGGCGCACTCCCGTTGCTTGTAAGGAATGATAGCGTAATGTCATTAACGCCAGCATTTGAAGCAACAATATCTGCCGTTCTTAACCCACCGCTATCGGATGGGTCGAGCCGGAGATTAACCGCAGTCCCCGCTGTAGACGCTGCATTAGTCAGAGTCGCAACTACAGTTTCCGCGCCTGCTGATGTGCTAGTAAAGTCTCCTGTGCCAGTAACAGTCAAGTTGCCAGTAGTATCAAGCGTAGTAAACGAACCAGCAGCGGGGGTTGTACCACCGATGGTAGTGTCATCAATACCGCCGCCAAGGGAGGCTGTACCAGTAACCGTTAGAGTTCCTTGTACTGTTAAATCAAGAAGATTTGCGTCTTCTGCCTTAAATGCAATAATCTTTATTATGTCATTTAATGAAGCAGCGACACTTAAAACCACTGAAGTGCCATTTGAAGCAGTATATTCAGAATCACCATCAAGTAAAATACCGTTCATAAATACTTGAACGTGGCCTGCAGTATAAGCCAAAGTTGCAGAATTATCATCTGAACCAGAAAAAGTTGTTTGCGAAGAAGTCGCAGTATAACTATAAGTATCAAAACCTACAGTCTTAATTAAAGGTGCTAAGTCTGAGGAAATCCAAGCAAGAATTTCAACAGAGTCTCCTGAAGTTGCACCAGACGCAAGAACTATAGAAGTACCGTTTGTTGCTGTAAAGTCAGTTCCAGGTATCAGTTTGATACCATTCAACCAGACATCTACATAACCAATATAATAGTCCGCAGCAAAGGTTGTTTGAGAGGCAGTGGCAGTATAAGTTGTACGCTCATAAAGATAGTCGCCAGAAGGTGCTGCACCCCCGCCGCTAACTTCTACAATACTCTCTGTACCACCGACGTCTTTCTTGATGTATAGTTTACCATCATACGTATTGATGGCAACTTCACCAAGTGCTAAATCAGAGGTACTAGGAGCCGCGCTCGGTATAGCCGAACGCTTTAGTTTTATCGTTTGTGCCATTTGGCTCTCCTATAATTTGCGTATATACGCAGGAGGTTATTTTTTATTTAGAATGTTCCACCGTCAAGTGAGGTGATTTCAGTTTCAAAATTGTTTGCATCAATAAGAACATAGTAATTGGTGCCATCTATTGTAGCTTCCCATTTATCACTAGTCTCATTCCAACGTATTGCTACGTTATCTGCTGTTCCACGTTCAATTTCAATACCTGCATTTTGAGAAGGAGTACCAGTCTCATCGCTATTTAGGACAAGAATGTTATCACCCACTGCTACAGTATTTGAATTTACAGTAGTAGTTGTACCATTTACAGTCAGGTCGCCAGTAATTACAACACCAGAACCAAACGTTGCAACCATATCATCATTAAGAATCAAGGCATTTGTATGTGAGTTTACAGTTGAGCCTGTAGAACCAGCTCCGTCTGCAGTTCTGAAGTAAATCTTACCGCCAGCTCCAGTACCTGTACCAGCACCAGCTTTTACAATTAAGTCAGTACCACTAACATCAGTGCCAGATGCATCAGCCTGAGCAACATCACCAGTTAAATCACCAACAAAATCAGTAGAAGTTACAGAAGTAAGCCCAGCAACAGTAGTAGCTGTAGCACCTAAAGAAATAGAAGTGCTGCCAAGAGTA